CAAATCCTATCTGTTTCGTTGTTTCCTTCATTCTTTGTGTGAAAAAAGGCTGGTTCTATTATAGCATATTTTATGCGTTGCGACAATGCTGTGCGGTGTATTTTGTTGGAACTGCTCACTGGAATGATTATAAAATATTTGTTTATTGCTTTGACTTCAGAAGATGCATTGCATGATTTCTCTTAGAGAAAACGATTTTCAGCGTCCGGCAAAAGGGGGTTCCACCCCTGCTTTTGCCTGCCAGCATGCTGCAAATATAATTTGCTTCGCAAACGTGGGCTACTCGCCCACACCTCGGCAGCATTTTTGAAAAACTGCTGCATCGAAAAACTTTTTGGTTGCCTGCGGCTCGTTTTTTGCAACGATTATCAAAATATTTTTTATAAAAATGCATCTCGTAAAATAGTGTTATTCTGCACAAAAATCGATGTCTTATTTTTGTGATTCTTACAAAAAATATGTACAAATTGTAAAACCGTGTTGCAACTTGTACGTTTGCGTACAAGTTTTTCCCGAAAATCGCTGTATAGTGAAAGGGCTTTTTCCTCTGAATCCATTCAAGCCCTCTCCAAAGCAAAGAAAGGAGCGATGATGATTATGGCAAGACGAACAATTCGACCGCAGGAACGCTGCTTCTGTATCTGGTATGCAATGCTTTGTAATGTCCAAGAAGCAGCCCTGCACGCCGGCTACCCACAAGAAGAGGCGTTGGAACGAGGTGTCCTGCTGCTACAGCGGGCGGACTGTCGGGAACTGATTCAAAGTGTGCTGAAATCCCTTTCCCTCCGCAGTCCCATTCCGCAGGTTTTAGCAGGACTTGAACGGCTGGCATTCGGTAGCTGCAATGATGCTGCAAAGCTGATTTTCTCCGCAGATAACCTCTCTCCGGAGGAACTCGCCAAGCTGGACTTGTTCAATGTGACCGAAATCAAACGGGATAAAAACGGCGGTGTTGAAATCAAACTCTGTGACCGACAAAAGGCAATGGAACAGATGCTGACCTACGCCAGCCGGACAGAAACGCAATCTCAAGCAGATGCCCTGCTCACCGCCTTGACGGGAGGAACTGCCCATGCAGACAGCGTTTAAACCGTTCTCCCCGAAACAAAAACTGGCTTTACGCTGGTGGGCATTGCCACAGTATCAGAATTATGATGCGATTATCTGTGATGGAGCTGTTCGGAGTGGGAAAACCGTCTGTATGTCGCTGGGATTTGTCTGTTGGGCAACCACTTGCTTTCAAGGCACAGCCTTTGCTCTCTGCGGAAAAACCATTACCGCCTTACGGCGAAATGTGGTAACACCGCTATTGCAGACTCTGCAAACACTCGGATTTTCCTGCACAGAAAAGAGCAGCCGCAACTATGTGGAAATTGCTCTCGGCAACCGCAGCAATCGGTTTTATCTGTTCGGCGGAAAAGATGAAAGCAGTGCCGCCCTGATTCAGGGAATTACACTGGGCGGTGTTTTTTTGGATGAAGTCGCACTGATGCCAAGAACCTTTGTCGAACAGGCATTGGCACGATGCAGCTTACATGCTGCAAAGATGTGGTTTAACTGCAACCCCGACCACCCTTACCACTGGTTTTATCGGGAATGGATTCAAAAGGCAGCACAGAAACGGGCGTTATATCTGCACTTCACCATGGCAGACAATCCGGGACTGAGCGACCGGGTTCGGCAACGATACGAACGGCTTTACAGCGGTATTTTTTACGACCGCTTTGTGTTGGGAAAATGGACGGTTTCCAGCGGTGTAGTCTATCCGATGTTCTCTAAAGAACGGCATGTGGTTGCAAATGCACCAGAATGCGAACAGTTCTATATTTCGTGCGATTATGGAACGGTCAACCCCTCCTCTTTCGGGCTTTGGGGCTACTGCAAAACAGACCAAGTCTGGTATCGTTTGCAGGAATATTATTACGATGCCCGAAAAGAAGGCTGTTCCCGTACGGATGAAGCCCATTATACAGCACTGGAAGCCCTTGCTGGAAATCGAACCATTGAAGCCGTTATCATTGACCCGTCCGCTGCCAGCATGATTGCGTGCATTGCTCAGCACGGGCGATTTCGAGTGATTCGGGCAGATAATGACGTTTTGGCTGGGATTCAGCGAGTCAGCACAGCTTTGCAGCAGGAACAAATTCGTTTTTCTGCTGCCTGTACCGACACACTGCGAGAATTCGGAATGTATTGCTGGGAAGATGCTCGGCATGGGGATGCTCCGAAAAAAGAGTTTGACCATGCGATGGATGATGTCCGGTATTTCGTTTCTACGGTACTTCGCCGGAAAGCAGAAGATGATTTCTTTACGGCTGCCATTGTAAGGAGGTGAGGAATGGATGCAGTTTCAGCGAGATTCTCCGTTAGTATGATATTCGCAAAATACTACTCTTAGAAAAACCGAACTGCAAAAATGTAATTTGCTTCGCAAATGTGGGCTACTCGCCCACACCTCGGCAGCATTTTTGAAAAACTGCTGCACCGAAAAACTTTTTAGTTCAAAAAGGAGGTGTTTCCCCTGTCACTTTTTCATCGAAAAAAACCTGCCGCTGCTCCCTCTGTTCTCATCTCTGCGGAACGGCAACAGCATCGGGATTTCTCCCTGCTCCGACAGGACGAAACTGCACAGCAACTCTATCGGCAGCTTCGCTATGCTGTTCCGATTATTGACGCTGCTCTGAGCAAAATCATTCGGCTAACAGGCAGCTACTCTGTCATTGCTTCTGACCCGTCTGTTCAAAAGCAGTTGGATGCGTTTGTTCAACAGATTCCCTGCGATTTCAGCAGTCAGGGCTTACAGAGTTTTACCGACCGCTTTCTCGACAGCTTGCTCACCTGCGGCAATGCCCTCGGAGAGTTGCTCGTTGACAGCCGCCGCAGATGCATCACTGGGCTGCACTGTGCAGAACCCGATCTGGTCTGCCTCAAGCCCGGAAAATCCGGCAGAGCCTTCTTTCTGCGAATGACAGACGGCTCGCCCGAAGAACGACCGCTGCCCCATCCGGAATGGCTGCTGTTCGTTGCATCCGCCGGCTGGGCAGATTTACGGCGTTTCTATTCTGCATGGCATTCCGGCTCTTTGCAGCATCCTGCTCCGCATTTATGAATGCATCGGGCAGAATTATGACCGCATCGGCAATATCCGCTATGCAGTCACCTATCACCCCTCGAATGACCCAACAGAACGGGCATATACCACAGAACGAGTGAAAGCCATTGCAAAGGAATGGGCTGCCGGCATGCGGGACAGTTCCAGCGGTGAAGTTCGAGATTTTATCTGTGCTGGTGATGTGGACATCAAAGTCATCGGGGCAGAAAATCCCCTGCTGGATACGGAAATCCCCGTTCGGCAACTGTTGGAACAGATTGTTTCCAAGCTTTCGATTCCGCCGTTTCTGCTCGGGCTGAACTGGTCCTCCACAGAACGAATGAGCACGCAGCAGGCAGATATTTTGACTTCCGAACTGGAATATTACCGCCGGCTATTGACTCCCGTTATTCAGCAGATTTGCACCGCTTTTCTGCGTACCATCGGTTCTACGGCAGAGATTTCCGTGGAATGGGATACCATCAACTTACAGGATGAAACCGAACAGGCTCTTGCTCGTTTGCATACGGCACAAGCCATGCAGATTGAACAGAACCTGCAAAAAAATTAAATCAAAAAAGGAGATTGTTTTATGTATCAGAATTTGAAATTGGAAAAGGGTTTGTATCATCTGACCAACAAGAGCTTTGTACAGGCTCTGGAAGCACTCGACCCGTCTGCACAGTATGCAGATACCCCCCTCGCCGGACTGGATGCCTACGAACGGCAGCTGAAGCGGTTCGATATCCGCATCAGCGGTGCACAGTGCGACCGGGTGGAAAAGTTCTTTACCAGCACGGAAAGTGCAGTGCTGTTCCCGGAATTTGTCCGCCGTGCTGTACAGCAGGGCATTGATGCTTCTATGCTGTCTGATTTGACCGCTGTGGAAACTCACACGGACAGCAGTCAGTATCTGGGCTGCACCATCACGGAAACCGATGCATATGGAACGGTTGCACAGGGGGCAGCAATGACCAGCTCCACCATTCTGGAGGCAACCACTGCCCTGACTTTGAACAAGTACGGCAGACTGGTAAAGGCTTCTTATGAAGCCGTTCGCCGGCAGCGGTTGGATGTGTTTGCTGTGCTCCTGAAGAGTGTCGGCATGCAGCTGGGACAGGCTTTGATGCAGCAGGCAATTACAACGCTGACCACTACGGTTGGTTCTACCACTGCAAAGGCTGGCAGTGCGTTGGCTTACAGCGACCTCGCCACCCTCTACGGAAAATTCAGTACTTATGATATGAATCTGCTGCTGGTTTCCCCGAAGAATGCCGCTGCCATCCTCGCTATGAGCGAAATGGAAGATGTTGTACCGGTGGAACAGGGACAGGTTCGGCTGCCATTCGGCACGATTCTGTGCAAAGTTCCGCAGATGAGCGACACTGTCATTTTGGGCGTAGATAAGAATTTCGCCCTCGAAATGGTGACTGGCTCGAATTTGATTCTGGAAACAGATCGTCTGATTGAAAATCAGCTGGAAGCCATCTCGGTTTCGCTCCAGTGCGGTTTCCGCGTTCTGACAAAAAATGCGGTTCATAAGATGACGGTTTAATTCTTTTACTGTATGGGTTGGGTGGGTG